AATCCTGTCAAATGAGCACATCATCGAAACTTATCAAACGCTTGATGGTCGCGCATATAAGGCAATTGACGATCAATGGACATTCGATGTCGAAATGCTTGCAGATTGGGGCGCAACAGGATCACTCTGTGAAATTCTGTGGAGCGTTTGCGAATCTGCACCAAACACAGGCATTTCAACCGTCATGACGGCGGCGACAGGTGCTACATTCACATTTCAGGTTTTGCCCGTCTTCCCATCGGTCGGCGGAACTGCACCTGATGCACAAACTGTGACGATGAGCTTCACCGTCATTGGCTTACCAGCTGAAAATTTCAGCTAGGATTTAGAGAAACGGGAGCAAAATGAAACTAGCAATTCAAATTGAATATCAATCGGGCGATGTGGCGACTTATGTCGCTGCACCGCCTGAATGGGCTAAGTGGGAGCAAAAGACAGGCTTTCGCATTGGTCAAGCCCAAGAGAAGATTGGCATTTCAGACTTGATGTTTTTGGCTTATCACGCCATGAAGCGTGAGGCAGCTGGCAAGCCTGTCAAGCCTTATGACACTTGGTGCGAAACAATTGCCGAAGTGGTAGTTGGTGACAACAGCCCAAAAGTCACGGAAGCGGAAGCGTCAGCCGACTAATTGTTGAGCTCGCAATCGCCACAGGCATTCCGATGTCTGAATGGCAATCCGCTGAAGATATTTTGACGGCGATTGAGATTTTGGAGAAAAATGGCGGCGACAAAAAGTCAAGGTAAGATCAGCATCGATGTTGATCCTGTCGCTTTGAAAGATTTGCGCGCCACATTAAGGCTGCTCGACAAGGAAACATCGTCAGAATTACGCGATAAAGCGCAACCGCTTTCTAAAAGCCTTGCCCGTGAATTGACCGTTGCAGCTGCATTCTCGGCAGCTCCACCGCAAGCCATTTTGGTTGCTCGCTCAATTAGCACGCCAAGAGATCGCATGATCCGCGTTGATGTTGGTGGATCAAAGCGCGTTGGCAGACCATACGGCGGCAAAAGACCTGACACAAAAAGCACATCGGCGCAAGCTGGTCAGCTCTTATGGGGCAGCGAATATGGCAGCGGCGGGCAACCGCAAGACAGCGCAGGTCGTCGCATGGGCAGATCAAGATTCGTTAAAGGCAGAAATAAACGCGGCTATTGGATCAACCCGACCGTTGATGCAAACATCAAGCCCATTGCTGATGAATATGTGCAGATCGTCAAGGATATAGTTAAGCGATTGAAACTTGAAGGCGGTGCGTAATGGCTGGAATCCCAAAAGTCAAGATTCAATTTGATGCCGATCTTGATGGTCTGAAAAAAGGCACGGCAAGTGCCGACAAAGAAGTTGCAGGGTTTGCAGATAAGGTCGGCGAGTTTGGAAAGAAAGCCGCTGCCGCTTTTGCTGTTGCCGCCGCGGCAGCCGCCGCCTATGCGGGCAAACTTGCCATTGATGGCGTTAAGGCTGCGCTAGACGACGAAAAAGCTCAAAGAATTTTGGCTTTGACGCTAGAAAATACAACAGCGGCAACAAATGCTCAAATTGCAGCTGTTGAAGATTACATTTTGCAAACCGCACTCGCCACGGGTGTCACCGATGATCAATTGCGACCAGCTTTTGCGCGTTTGGTTAGATCGACAAAAGATGTTGAAGAAGCCCAAAAGGTTTTGAATCTTGCGCTTGACATAGCAAGTGCAACAGGCAAACCGCTTGAAACTATCACCGCAAGTTTGGCAAAAGCCTATGATGGCAACACAAACGCATTGGGTCGGCTTGGTCTTGGTTTGGATCAATCGGTTATCAAATCAAAAGATTTCAATTTGGTTTTTGAATCTTTGCGAGGATCATTTTCAGGTTTTGCGGCAAATGAAGCACAAACATTTCAAGGTCGCATTGATCGCCTCAATGTTGCTTTTGATGAAGTAAAAGAAACAATCGGATTTGCTTTGTTGCCTATTTTTGAAAAATTGTTGTCTTTTGTAATTGAAAAAGTGTTTCCTGTTTTTAAGAATTTTTCTGATTCACTTGGCGGATCGGGCGATGGTTTGTTGGCTCGCTTCACGGATATTTACAACTTTATCAGAGATTTTCTTGAACCTATTTTTGACGCTGTGCGCGGGGCTTTTGTAAAGATAGGCGATGCAATTAGAGATCAACAGCCAAGATTTCAAAGCATCATTGACACTTTTGCTGATATTTTCAAATGGTTGAATGAATACATCATTCCAATTTTAAAAACACAATTTGTCGCAGCAATTGAAAGTTTTGCTTCAGCTGCATCGGTAGCCATTAAGGTTGTTGTGCCTGTCATTGAAACCGTTTTGAATACCATCAAAAGCGTTATCAATGGAATCATCAGCGTCATCAACACGGCGATTGATCTTTACAACAAAGCGAACAATCTATTTGGCGGCAAAGACATTTCAAAAATTGGAAAAATTGGTGCGGGTGGAACTACTACATCAGGCACGGTCGGCGGCATTCAATTGCCGTTTGGCGGTGCAAATGTTGGCGGTGCGGCGGGTGCAACGGGCGGAGCTTTAGGCAGCGGCATCGGCGCAGGGCTCGGGTCAGCTCTCGGCACAGCTCTTGGATCAGCTGTTGGAAATAGTGCGGCAAAAGCTGTCAAGGAATTGCCAAAAACATTGATTGAAGAAATATCGGAAGCAAATTGGTTGAAAAAGACAATTGAAGAAGGTGTGTTCGATGCCGCTCGATTTAGAATGGGCGAGGAAAGAAGCATGTTGCCACCTGTTCCATCAATGCCGACTTTTGATGTTGCAGCTGCTAGACGCGGCGAGGAAAGAGGCAACACATACAATGTGACGGTCAATGGGGCAATGGATTCTGAAAGCACCGCGCGGCAAATTGTGACGCTGTTGAATGATTCACAGGCTCGCGGCACGCTTGGCGCAAGTGGATTTGCAGGGCTGATTGCAGAATGAGCGTTTGGACACCTGATTGGCGCATCAAGATTCAGGGCGTTGAATACACAAATTTAACGCTCTCAAATCTTACAATCTCATCAGGTCGCACAAATATCTATCAGCAACCCGTCGCAGGTTATTGCCGAATCCAAGTCATCAACACAAATGTCAGCCCAATCACTTTTGACATCAATGATGGTGTCACTATTGAAGTCAAAAACGATTCGGGAGCTTATGTTGTTTTATTCGGTGGCAACATCACCGACATGAATGTCAATGTGTCATCGGCAGGCGGAATCGGCATCAGCCAAACAATCAGCATCACAGCTCTTGGAGCGTTGGCAAGATTGCCAAAAGCCGTTTTCATTGGCAACATCACGCAAGGCACAGATGGCGAGCAAATTACAGATGTGCTTGAAGGCATACTTTTTGCCAATTGGAATTCTGTTCCAGCTGCCGAAACTTGGTCGGCTTATGATCCGACGGTCATGTGGGAAGATGCCGAAAACAGCGGTCTTGGCGAAATTGATGTGGGCGATTACACGCTTGACGGTCAAAACAGCGTCGATGCCGATGTTTATTCGATCGTGGCAGCCCTAGCTCAATCGGGTCTTGGATACTTATACGAAAGCCCAAACGGCTTAATCAATTACGCTGACAGCACGCATCGCACAGAATACTTCTCAGCCAACGGTTATGTCGATCTCGATGCCAAACACGCGCTTGCTGGCAATATCACGACTAAAAAGCGATCGGGCGATGTGCGCAACAGCATCACGCTGCAATATACGGCAAGCGGCAATTCGGAAGTCAGCGACAGCGATGTGGCTTCAATTGCCACTTATGGCGAGCTCGCCCAAACAATCCGCACGACTTTGAAAAATCAGGCTGCCGCGACAAGCCAAGCGGCGTTTTATTTAGAGCTCCGAGCTTATCCGCAAGCCGTTTTTGATAGCGTGACTTTTGCCATTGGCAACCCTGAAATTGATGAAAGCGACCGAACATCGCTTTTGGGCGTATTTATGGGAATGCCAATCAATCTGCAAAACCTGCCCGCCAACATGAGCAATGGCGAATTTCAGGGTTTTGTCGAGGGTTGGACATTCCAAGCCACCGTCAGCGACATAAAATTGACCATGACCGTTACGCCGCTGGCATTCAGCTTGCAGGCATTTCGTTGGAATTCTGTGCCTGTCACAGAGCTTTGGAACACTTTATCCAATACACTAACTTGGGAACAAGCGACGATCGTCGCGTAAGGAGCAGGAATGCCAACAACATCAAATTTCGGTTGGACAACACCCGCCGACACCGATCTTGTCAAAGATGGTGCAGCTGCCATTCGCACTTTAGGCAATGGCGTCGATTCATCATTTGTCGATCTTAAAGGTGGCACAACAGATCAAGTGCTTGCTAAAAACTCGAATGCAGATTTGGATTTCAAATGGGTCGCAGATGCGTCTGGAATACCTGCAACTATTTTTGATGCTAAAGGTGATTTAATTGCAGCATCGGCAGCAGATACGGCAGCTAGGTTGGCAGTTGGCGCTAACAATACGGTTTTGACCGCCGACTCCAGCACAGGCACAGGCTTAAAGTGGGCTGCCCCTGCTGCCGCTGCATCTAATTTTACATTGCTAAATTCTGGTGGAACTGCTTTGACTGGTGCGGCAACAATAACTGTTTCAGGAATTTCTGGAATAAATTTTTTACATATTTTTATTTATCAGGCTTCTTCCGCTAATGCTTCTTCAGCTTTTACTATGAGATTTAATGGTGATACTGGCAATAATTATCTTTATGGTATTGGCAGATTTAACGCAGCAAGCTCTTATGATGCAGACAGTTTCAATGCTACAAGCTCTGATTCTGCTTCAAGCATTCCCCTTGGCAGAATTTCAACTGATGCGGCAAGCCACATTTCAGGTGTTGTAACTTTGAATGGTTGCAACGCAGCAGGAATTAAAATAATAAATTTGGGTTTGGGTGGCACTAGAGCAACTGGCTATGACCAAATTGAAAGCTTTGGTGGCGGAGTTTATACTGGCAGTTCTACCATTTCAAGCGTCAGTTTAATATCTTCGACAGGCAATTTTGATGGCGGGACTATTTATGTATATGGAGCGTAAAAATGTATAAACAAAAAGTTATAGATATAGCATCAAATAAAGAAACTTTGCTTGATTATTCTTTGGAAGAAATGTCTGAAGTTGAAAAAGCACAACAAGAGGCACAAGCTAGAGTAGCGGCAGAGGCGCAAGCCGAAGCCAAGCGCCAAACCGCCCTTTCCAAACTTGCCGCTTTAGGACTTGAAGTAGATGATCTGAAAGCCTTGGGCTTCTAGCACAATCCCTCAAAATTATGACGACATTTCCTGACGGCACAGCGCAAAGATTTTGCCAAGTTGCATTGGCTGAAGTTGGCTACATTGAAGAACCTGTCAATTTGACCAAGTATGGCAAACACACGATGGCTGATGGTTTGCCGTGGTGCGGAAGTTTTGTGATGTGGTGCGCGACAAAAATTGGCATCAAGATTCCATCGGTTGTCAGCACGGCAGCGGGAGCACAAAAGTTTAAGGATCAGAATCGATGGAGCGAAACACCGCAAAAAGGTTATTTGGCTTTTATGGATTTTCCACACGACGGCGTTGATCGCATTTCGCACATTGGCATCGTCGTTGATGTGAAAAAAGATTCTG